TCTTAGAACCCTGAATAGTTGATGCCTGAATGTGTGAACCCTGTATCACGCCATCCACAAATAAAGCAGATGATGAAATAGCACCAGCAGCAATCTTGCCTGAAACCACGGAATTAGCTGTCAGGTTATCTGCATCAATCGCCCCAGCAGCCACCTTGCCAGCCGTGATAGCACCTGTAGCTATAGCAGCAGATTCAATACTTCCTGCTGTGATAGCATCAGCAGTAACAGCACCAGTGGCTAGTTTGGGAGTTGTGATTGCATCGTCAGATATTTGTGTGCTTATTATCTGCCCAGACAAGTCAGATGTTGCAACAGCAGTTGTCCAATCAGTACCAGTATGCCGATACAGTTTATTGTCGGTAGTCAGATATACCTGTCTTCCCTCAAAGTTTCCTGTAGCTGGTAAGCTGGCTACAACCTCAATTGGTCGTAGAGTATTGGCAAAGTTAGCAGCAGCCAATGTGCCTGTAAGGTCAGCAGTAGATATGGCAGACCTAAATTCAGGAACACTTGAGTCATATCGATAGAGCTTCTGGTCAGTAGTTAAAAATACAACTTTTGAGCCAGTATATGCTGTAGGGCTTGGCAAGCTGGCAACTACTGATATAGGCTCAATGCCAGCAGCGAATGATGCAGCAGTAACACTAGCCTCTGTAATGCTAAATATATCGTCTGTCCATGCGCTTGTACCAGCATCCCATCTGTGCAGCGTATAGTCACTTGTCCTTAATTTAATCTGCCCATCAAAGTCACCAGTAGCAGGAAGGCTTGCTACAGGCTCAATCCCGTAGGCTCCTGCTTCTGTAAATAAATTATTAACTTCATCTGAAAAAGCATCTGAATCAACATACAAAGTAGTTGCATTTGTTGAGCTGGTATTGGTTGACCTGTTGCCTGAGTAATCGACAGCAACAATCCAATAGTATCTGGTCACGTTATAAGCCAGACCTGTACGCACAAAGAAATCAGATGTGCTAACAGCTATCTTCGTAGCAGAACCAAAATTATCTGTGGTATTTTCCCATATCTCAACATAATAAAAGTCAGCATCAGATGGGTTAGTCCAGCTTAGTGTAATCTCACGCAGACCGCCTACAGATGTCAGATTTTCAGGTACGGCTGGTGGTGTAGTATCGCCTTCTGCTATGCCTTCGATTGATACAAAAGATGACCTGACTCCAAGTGAGTTGATAGCTCGTACTCTGATATTGTAAACATCAGCAGGAGTAATGCCTGTTATGACATATTGAGTATTATTGACAAATATGGAGTTATATACAGGAGCGTCAGCAGGAATAGCATCGGTAATACTTCCGTAATCTTCAACAGTCGGGTCAGCCTCGGTTATCAATCCCCAAGATACGCTTTCATCAGAGGCTTCGTCTATCGCACCATAATCTTCTAGTGATGTGCCTAGCCATTGAACTTCATATTCGGTAACAAAAGCATCTGTAGGAGCATCCCAATTTACTCGCAGTGAAGGCAGCAGTGTTCCATCTTGAGCAACAACAGTGGTTTCGGTTACTGTCAGATTTGTAGGTGGCTTGACACTAAATGGGTTTGGTAGATTGGTATCTGGATATGCTCTTTGTACTGTACCTTCTTCCCATGTATAGATAGTTGAATCATATTCCAACAGGGATAATGCACAAGTTCCATCATAATTAAGGACTATTTCTTCTACTTGAAACGGCTTCTCATCCCAACCAGGTGTAGGATGTGTGACAGTTACAACATCGCCAACAGTAAGCTGCAAGGCTTCTGATGTGGCGTTAAATTGTACTCTCAGAGCATTCCTAGAACGCAGCAGAATTACTCTAGCCAAATCCTTTGCAGAGTAATAGTTCGTAATGGTTTCAAGCTCTATTTCTTCATGCAGCAGCTCATCACCATCTTCAGCAAGATAAGTAGTTTCTTCACTTGAACCGCCTTCAGGATAGATGGCTACGTCAGGTTGCCAGTTAGTATCTGGATTTGGGAACTTAACAGTAACCCTGTTGTATTTATCGCCTTTTGTTTCACCTTTAATTTGTATTCCATCAATAATATTGTCAGTAGTGAAGTCAAATATGCTTGATGATGAGCCATCAATCCTGAGTGAGTAAGTGCCTTGGGTGTAAGGCAGGAAAGCTCGACATCCAGTTAGCATCAGATTCAGGTTATCGAACACCTTGCTGCCAGTATCTATGACAGCGTTACACTGGAATAACTGACCAGAGCCACCACCAGAATACAGAGTGACAGATTCTTCACAGTCAGTTGCAGCAGCACCGAAAGCAGTATCGTCTATTGCAGTTGTCGGAAGACCTTTACCATAGCGATTATTGGTCAGGTAATCACGAATACATAGAGCAGGGTTATCGCTCCATGCAGTCGTATCTGAGCGTGGGTCATATACTTTGCGACCTTTAACAACAGCAGTTACTTCTGGGATGCCAGAATAGATATCTTGATTAACCCACAGCCTCAAAGCAATATAAGCAACACCACGTAGTCTGTGTGAACTTGTCCAATCAGCAGTCTGCTGAAGTAGTGTAGATGCTGTCTGGTCATCAGTACCATAAAAGTATTCAATGTCATACCAGCCATCAAACCTAGAATCTGACAATGGAACATCATCTAAATGAACATTGGTAATGCTATCAACTTCACCTTCACAGAGAGCCAAGCAGATATAAAGATATTCATTCGCCCAATCGGTAGCTGGTGAATCTTTGGTGGCTACATAAACACGAGTACCACCAACTCTGCGCTCACCATAGATAACGGGTAAAGGCTCGACATTGGAATCTTTATTTAGAAGTACGCCACGAGCAGAATCTTGTGCTTTCTTAGCTTCCTTGGCAGCTTTCGTGGCTTGAATGTAGGATAAAGCACCACTGATAGCACCTATAGTTCCTGCTACACCAGCAGCAGTAAAACTACTAACAAATGTACCTATAGCTGCAAATAATGGCATTACGACCTACCCCACTTAATATCTTTAGTGGTTTCAGCAGCGAACTCAAATCCTAAGTCACCAGAGAAATAAAGCTGCTGGGAGTTATGGTTTGTTCTTCTGCCCTTCACCAAATCAAAATCCTTCCAGTGCGATGCAAGTTCAATCTCAACATTAGAGCTGTCACGACCATCACTAATTGAACTGCCAACAATACGACCATCAAAGACCAATATCTCAGAGCCAACAACATCATCTGATGAATCAATTACAGCTCTCCAAATTCTAGTTCTGACACCCATATAATCCTGACCAAGCACAAGAGATACATAGGATTGCTGAACACCAGATAGTCTTATAGATACATTATTTATCTTTAATTCAGATGATTCAGTTACGCTTGGGATTGCCTGTAGATGTGCGCTAGATGTGTAAGTAATTGAACTTACAGTCAAATCACGAGAGTGGTCAGTTAGATAGATAGGCGAATCGAAATCAAACCTAACTAGTGTAGCAAGGTTAAAGCTATCTGAAGTAAGAGCAGTAATAGTGTCCGCATGAATTGTTCTGCTCATATTGCCTCAATGAAATCTACTTCATATGAATAATGTAAATTAGTGTTTACAGCGAACTCCTGCACATCATTGGCAAGGCGAACAGTGAATGGCACATCGTCATAGACCAGTGCCTCGTTATCAGATACGGCAGCAGTCAAAGCTGGCATGAAGCTCAGTGTTCCAGCTCCATCTCTGTCGGCAGTAATCATGTAAACCTTTGAATGACCAGTGAATTTGAATACTGAACCAGCTTTTAGTATGCCTGTTATTCCATCTATCGCTATAGATGTATCGCCAATAGCTCCAGCAGCACTTGTCAGAATAGCTCCAGAGGCAGTACCAGAGTTCTCACTGATGTCAGGTAAGACAATAGTAAATGTCTCAACCATACCTCTCTGCGATGCTATGAAAGCCTGTACTGGTAGGAATGCAGACCTTTCCATTGGTGGATAAGAAGCAGTAAATTCAAAGCGTTGGCTACCCAAGCTACGAACCTGAATCCTGCCTGATAGCGATGTGCTGGACAGGTTGTATTCTCTACTAGTGAATCCTACAGAAGTGAATCCTGGGCTTGTTGGGTATGTACCTGACATTAAGTTATTGACCTTCTACCAGAGTTATTTACAGCCTGATTAATCATGTTTATTATCTGTCCTCTGCGAGAATATAGCAATTCATCAAAGCCTTGAGCATTAACAGTGGATATATTGAAGCTGACATTGACGGGCTGACCACCTTGACCTCTAGTATGGTCGTAGACAGTCTCATTAGGATGCAGGATAGCAGGGAATCCACCTCGACCATCAATACCGCCAGCCCTAGCTCCCATGCCAGTGAAACCACCGCCTTCAAACGATATAGCTCTAATAGCAGCAATAGAATTAAGACCTTGTGTTGTAGCCATTGCTATTGCAGGTAGAT